TTATTGACCCAGAAGTAACCTTTCTTATACTCGACACAAATTTTAAATACGATACTGGTGCAACAACAAAAGATGTAAGTACACTTCAAACAAATGTATTAACAGCAATTTCAAATTACAATGAAAATGAGTTACAAGACTTTACTGGTATTTTTAGACACTCACAATTATTAGAAGATATTAATAATGCTGACACATCTATTTTAAGTAATATTACAAATCTTAAATTATATAAATTTATTACACCAACTTTAAATGAATCCTTAAAATATACACTTTCATTTAACAACGCATTTTACAATCCTCATTCAGGTCATAATATGACAGGTGGTGGTGTTATATCATCAACAGGTTTTAAAATTAATAATGATGATTCAACTAACGAACATTTCTTAGATGATGATGGTGCTGGAAATATTAGAGTTTACTATTTTAGTGGCACAACAAGAATTTATACAAGTACAAGTTTTGGTACTGTTGATTATGCAACTGGTGAAATAATTTTAACATCAGCACACATAACAAGTATTTCAAATATTGATGGTGCAGCTAGTACAAGAATAAGAATTTTTGGTCTTCCTAATTCGAATGACATTGTTCCAGTTCGTAATCAAGTTTTAGAAATAGACATTTCTAATTCAACTGTAACTGGTAATATTGATACTGTTGAAAGTGGTTCATCTCAGGCAGGAACTTCTTATACAACGACCAGTAGTTATTCATCATATTAATGGTAATGGATAACAATGGCAACATTTAAAAAAACAAATACGAGAAAATTATCAAACTTAGTTAAAAGACAACTCCCAGAGTTTGTTCTTGAAGAACATCCTAAATTTGCTGAGTTTATAAAGTCTTATTATCTTTTTCTAGAATCAGCAGAAATACAATTATCATCTTTTACTTCAGTAGACAATATACTTTTAGAAGGCGAAGGTGCAACTAATAATTTTGTCTTATTAGATAGAACAAGTTCTTTTGGTTTAGATGCAGGTGATAAACTTGTAGACGAACAACTTTCTTTTTCTGGTACACTACAAAAGAGTGAAGTAATAACTGGTTCAACTTCTGGTGCTACAGCAACTATTCTTGCTGAAGATTTTGCTAATTCACGATACACTATTACATCAAACAATGCTTTTATTACAGGTGAAACTGTAACTGGTGCAACATCTGGCGCTACAGCAATTGTAGGTAAATATCGTGCAAATCCTGTTGAGAACATTCAACAACTTTTAAACTATTCTGACCCAGACCATACAATAGAAGATTTCTTATCTCAAATGAAGGAAGAGTTTCTTAAAACTATTCCAAAAGATACACACTCTAGTTTAAATACAAGAAAATTAATTAAAAATATTAAATCATTATATCGTGCAAAAGGAACTGATAAGGCTCACAAAGCATTTTTCAGAATGCTATTTAATGAACCATCAGAGGTATATAAACCTAATGAAGATATGTTACGAGTGTCTGATGGTAAGTTTGCTACACAAACATTTCTTCGTTGTACACAAACAGAGGCACAAGCACTTAACAATCCAATATTTTTAATTGGTCAAGAAATAAAACAAACAAATAGTCCTTCTAACGATAGCATAAACGAAGCAACAGCAATCGTTGAAAATATTACTAAGTTTAGAGAAGGTGCTGTTGAGATTATTGAGATTGAAATTAATGATGAAACTACTGTTGGTACTTTTGTAAATGGTGAAGTAATTGAAGGTGCTAATTTTAATGACCCTAACGAGATTGTAAAACTTACAGTAAGTCAAGCAATATCATCAACAACAATAACAAATGCCGGTGCAACATTAACAGTTGGTGATGAGGCAACATTATCAGGTGGTGCTGGTGCAGGTGCTCGTATTCAAGTTCTAGATATAAGTGGTGCAGGAGTTGACGAGGTTATTGTTGATGCAGCCGGTACAGGTTATCAAGAAGGAGATGTATTAACATTTAGTTCAGGAACAGCCCAAGCAAAAGTTGCTGTTGTAAATGGTGGGTTTGCACCAGAAACAGGAAGTGTTGCTATTCATGTAGAGTTAGAAGATGAAACAATTACAGGTTCAGGTTCTGGTGATATAATATTAGAAGACGCTGTTGGATTTGGTACCGATGGAAAACCATGTAAACTTTTAGATTCTGCTTCACAAGAAGTTGAAACAGAAATTAGATTTGAATTAGAGAATGAAGTAGGACATTTAGTAAGTGAAGAAGATGATAACGAAGTTTCAGATACTTTCTTTATCTTAAATCAAGATTCACAACCAAATGTTCCTTACAATATGGAAGATAATGACCATGTTGTATTAGAAGATGAAACACAAGATGATGGATTACATAAAGGTAATAAAATAGTTCAAGAAAACTCTACTGGTAGTGGAGACATAACAGATATTAGAATGATATCAAGTGGTGGTGGATATACTACATTACCTACAGCAACAGTTTCTGGTGATAGATTTATTTCTTTAGAGGATTCTACATCAAGTGTATCATCACCTTTCAGTAGAATAGAATTAGAAAGAGGCGGAAGACTTTTATCAGATATTGCTTTTGATGGTGCAGATACTACTGTTATACCTTATGGTGATAATATAGGAAAAGCAACATCATTAAGTATTGTTGAACATGGTATTAATTTTACATCAGCACCAACACTTGCGTTTCCTAAATACGCTATTCTTAAAACAGTTTCAAGTACAATAACTGAAGATGAAACATTTACAAGTAGTGTGAGTGGTGCAACAGGAACAGTTCTTGACTTTACAGCACCTCTTTTAAAATACACAGCAACAACTAGTGAATTAGAAATAGATGATACAGTAACTTTTTCTGGCGGCACAACAGCGACTGTAGTTAAATCAAATAATCTTACTGCAACAACAGCAATTAATACAAGAATACAAACAACAGGAAAATATATTTCTCAAGACGGGCATCTATCAGAACAAACAAAAAGAATACAAGATAGTATATACTATCAAGATTTTTCATATGTTATAAAAGTTTCAGAATCAATTAGTAAGTGGCGAGACGCTATTAAGAAAGCAACTCACCCAAGTGGATTCTATGTAACTGGTGAAGTAAACATTGCATCTCAAATAAATGTGAAAGTTAAACAACCAGTTGGTGCTACATTGTCACAAGGATTGTTCTCTGGTACAGAAGATAGTCCTATTTACATGAGATTAAATACTCTATTCTCTACATTCTTTGGTAGACGAACAGGTGTTGGATTAAAATTCATGAGTAACAATGTTCAGTTAGATGGTAAAACATTACTATCATCAGCTGTTGCAAGAGCAGGTATACCTGTAAATGTTTCAGACGATTATGATGACCCAAATACAAACACAGAAAAAGAATTAAATTTACATCCAGAAACTACTATTGAAATGCAGGAAAGAAATAGAAGAAGTTTCTATGCCTTAAATAGTGAACCGTTTACTTTAGAAGATGACACAGGAGTTATATTAGCAGAAACTGGTGAAGGAAGTATAGTAGATGAATTTGGATATACAGTAAGAGGTGTCGGTGTAAGTAATGGTTTTGCTTACGGTGGTCCTAGAATGAGAAACTTACGAGCACCTTTCACTAGATATGCTCACAACAATGGTATATTATTAGAAGGACATACAGAAACAGGTAATTCTAATATTAGATTAGAAAGTGAATCAGGTGTATTACAAAGTGAATTTGGTATATCTGCAAGTACAACAATAGCAGATTGGGCACAATTACGATTTACAGGAACTTTAAATGAAGACGTTGATGGAGAAACTATGAGATTATTAGATTTAGAAGGTGTTAATACTGATTTAGACCATAAAAATAATTTTGCGTTTCCTACAGACATCACACAAGAACCTTCATAAACTCTTATAAATAATATATAAAGAACATAAATACTTAATGGGAAACTAAAATGGCAGCAATAGTCACAAACAAATTCAGAATAAATAATGCCGAACAGTTCGTTGAATCATTTAGTGAAACGGCTGCAACGACATATTATTTATTTATAGGCAGAGCACACTCTTGGGCAACCGATGCTGATGCTCAAGGCAATTCAATCAACGAGGGAACAGACGCTTCTCCACCAACACCGAATGATGATGTAACTTCAGAGTTCTATAACTATGATGATATGTTAGGTGCAAAAATAATAACTTCAAGTGACGTATCACATTGTATACCACGAAGAAACTGGACAACAGGAACAACTTATGATATGTACGAACATAATATCAGTTCTTCTAATCCTGCAAATAGTGGCGCAACAAATCTATTTGATTCGTCTTTCGTAGTAATGAACAGCGCTTTTGCTGTTTACAAAGTTATAGAAAATGATGGTGCAACTGCTTCGACTGTAGAACCAACTTCTACATCAAACTCAATTTTTGAAACATCTGATGGATATAGATGGAAATATATGTACTCTTTAACATCTGCTGAAACTCTAAACTTTATGTCAACTGACTTTATTCATGTATCAACAGATTCTACCGTATCAGCTGCTGCCGTTGATGGTGCGTTAGACACAATCTTAGTTGTTGCTGGAGGTTCAAGTTTCAATACATCTTCAGGTACAACAATTACAGGAATACCAATTCGTGGTGATGGTTCAAGTGGTGTTGCTTCAGTAACAATTGGTTCTGGTGCAATCTCAGCCGCAACTGTTACAACTGCAGGAACTGGATATACTTTTGCATATATTAGAGATGCTGATATTATTGCCGCCACAAATGCTGGTGGTGCAGGCTCAGGCTCAAACTTAAATGTAATTATTCCACCTAAAGGTGGTCACGGTGCAAACGCTATAAAAGAATTAGGCGGATTCTATGTCATGTTAAATAAATCACTAGTCGGTGTCGAAGGCACATCTGATATTGGTGTAGGAAATGACTTTAGAAGAATTGGTCTTTTAAGAGACCCAACTAACTTCGGAACAACAACAGTTGCATCTGCAACTACAAGACGACAAATTTATGCTACTATATTCTCATCTGTATCAGGAACATTTACACCAGATGAGGAAATCAATCAGGCTTCTACAGGTGCTGTTGCAAAAGTTATTGAATTTGATTCAACAAATAAAATTTTATATTACTATCAAACTAGATTTCCAGATGTAGGTACTGATACTAATGGTAACTTAACAGCATTAAGTGGTGCGAACGCAATCACAGGACAAAGTTCTAGTGCATCTGCAACACCCAACACAAGTAGTTCTGCTACAGTAAACGGAGTAACATTTGCTTCTGGTTATGCTAATCCAGAATTAGCATATGATTCAGGAGATATAATTTATGTCGAAGAAAGAAGTCCTATAACAAGGGCATCTGACCAAACAGAAAACGTAAAATTAATTATTGAATTTTAGTAGAGGAATATAATGCCATCAAAAACTGATTTTAATGTTAGTCCTTATTATGATGACTTTTCAGAATCAAAGAAATTTCATAGAGTCATGTATCGCCCAGCGTTTGCTGTTCAGGCGAGAGAACTAACAACTCAACAAACAATATTACAAAACCAAATAGAGAAACTTGGCGACTCAATCTATAAACATGGTTCAATGGTTATACCTGGCGAATCAGTTTACGATTTAAGTTACTATGCTGTAAAATTAACCTCTTTCACAGGAACATTAACAAACTTTGTAGGCAGTAATGTAACTGGCGGAACATCTGGCGTAGTTGCTGATGTTGTTGCTGTCGTTGGAACTGATGGTACGGATCCAGATACACTATTTGTTAAATACAAAAACTCTGGTACTGATAATGCTTCAGATAAATTTACTGATGGTGAACCTTTAACAAGTTCTGTTTCTTCTGGCGAGACTGCCGTAGTCAATACTTGTGCTACAGGTTCTGCAGCTCATATAGAAGCAGGTACTTATTACATAAATGGTTTCTTTGTTGAAGTAGATAAACAAACAATTACACTAGACAAGTATACAAATACTCCAAGTTATCGTGTTGGTCTAACAATAAATGAAACTTTTACAACATCAACAGACGATTCAAGTTTATTAGACAATGCAACCGGTTCATCAAACGAGAACGCAACTGGTGCTCACAGATTTAAAATTAATTTAACCCTTACAAAATTATCAACAACATCAACTGAAGATTCTAACTTTGTAGAATTGTTTAGATTAAAAGATGGCAAAATACAAAACAAACCCTTTGACCCTAGAGACCCTACGTTTCTTGAAGACACTTTAGCAAGAAGAACTTTTGACGAATCAGGAAACTATGTTGTAAATGATTTTGAATTAGATATTAGAGAACATTTACTATCAGGAACTAATCGTGGTATCTATGCAGCTGGTACTACTTCCGATGATGGTAATACTGCTACAGACGATAAGTTAGCATTTGGTCTCTCTCAAGGAAAAGCTTATGTTCATGGATATGAAATAAGTAAAATAGGAACAACTTATGTTGATGTAGATAAGGCAAGAGATTTTGAAACAGATAGTGGTGCTACAACAAGATATAATATAGGTTCTTTTGTCAATGTTGAAAATGTTTTTGGTTCACCTGATATTAACTTTGTATCTGGTGAGGTAGAAAATTATAAATCTTTAAGACTAGTAGATACAAAACATGCAACAAGAGGTACTGTATTTGGTACTTCTCTCGCTCATGTCTTTGATATTGGTCGTGCAAAAACTAGAGCATTTGAATTTAACTCTGGTACTGCTGTAAGTCCTGATTCAGGAACTACATCTCATTTATCAAATGACACTACAAAAGATGTAAAATTTAAACACTTCTTATTTGACATAGAAATGTTTGCTCACATAAATGTAAATGGTGCTATGTCAGGTGCATTAACAACTGGTGATAAACTAACTGGTGGCACTTCAGGTGCAACTGGTATTATAGAAAGTATTTCAACTGAAGGTACTGCAACAGTTACAGGTGCTACTCAGGCGGATCCTGTTGTTGTTTCAATGTCTGGTGGTCATAACTTTACAGATGGTCAACAAGTTACAATTAGTAGTGTTTCTGGCATGACTGATATTAACAGTACGTTTACTGTTCACAATGCTACTGCAACAACTTTCGAATTATTTACTGCTCAAACAGCCGCAACAACTGTAGTTGAACCTGTTGACGGAACTGGTTTTTCTGCTTACACATCTGGTGGTACTGTTGTTCATACAACAATTGTATTAAATGATTTACAAGGAGAATTTGTTGGAGGCGAAACAATTACTGCACCGACAAACTCTAGAACAGGAACAGTACAATTTGATTCATTAGGGTGTAAAGGTTTTGAAGAAAAAGATTTTGGTCAAACTAAAGGTATTTCAATGGCAGGAAGTCCAACATATACTTCCAACGTTTCATTAGATTCAGTCTTTGGTGAAAACACAACATTATCTGGAGTTGTTACAACAGTTAATCCTTCTACATCTTTTGGTAGTATCGTCTTAGATGGTACAGACGCAACTGGTGCTGACTCTGAAGATTCAATAATATTAGAAGATGAAACTGAAACTGGTGATTTAGTAGTTGCTATAGGATTAGAAAATCCTGCTGACCAAGATGACGTGTTAGTTGGTTCTGGAACTAAATTTTTAACTGAATTAAAAATAGGCGACCAAATCAATTTTATTGATGATGGTGGTAGTTCAGTTACAAGAATTGTACAAAACATTGAATCAAACACAAGATTACAAACAGTTCGTGATTTAAGTACTGCGACTGCAACATCTAGAGAACTAGTAAGACAAAGAACAAAAATTCAAGACTCAATTACAAATACTTCAATATTTCGTTTACCTTATGAAGTTGTTAAAACATTATTAACTGGAGACAACTCTGGATTAAGTGATACAAGTTTTAAATTCCGTAGACAGTTCGTAACAACCCTTTCAAGTTCTGGTACTGCTACATTTACTGCTGGTACTAACGAAGTATTTACTGCGTTTAGTGAAAATGATTATACACTAACAATCATGACAACAGGTTCTGGTACTACAGGTGCTGCTGGAGATGTCATATCTTTATCAACAGGAAGTGATTTTACACTTGCCGGTTCTCCGACAGGTAAAACTTTAACAATAGATTTAGGTAGTGGATACAATGCTCATAAAGTTAAACTTACTGCAACAATGTCAGGCTCTGTTCTTAGTGCAAAAACAAAAACTAATACAACTGGACAAACTGTAACAGTAGATACTCTTGCACTTGCAACAGACGATTTTATTAGTTTAGGAAAAGCAGATGTTCATAAATTAAATAGTGTCTTTATGGCTGCTGATTTCGATACAGCTGCAGCTACAACTGATACAGATATTACAAGAAGATTTGAATTAGATACTGGACAAAGAGATAACTTTTACGATATAGGTAGATTAAAATTAAAAGCAGGGGAATCACCACCAACTGGAAGACTATTAATTAATTTTGATTACTTCGAACATGGGGCTGGTAACTTCTTTAGTGTTGATAGTTATTCTGGTTTTGCATATAAAGATATTCCTGATTATACGTCTGACACAACAGGTCAAGATTTTGTTCTTAGAGATAGTCTAGACTTTAGACCAAGAGTAGATAATGCTTCTACTATTAATTCTGGTGATATTGATAGGTCTTTTGATGGCACAGGCGCTTCAGCAATCGAGTTTATGAAAATTAATACCGATGTAACTGCTGACTTAGAATATTACCTTTCAAATAGGGCAAGAGTTTATTTATCATCAAAAGGTCAATTTGTAGTAGTTAGAGGTGCTTCTGCAATAGAACCAGCATTTGGTGAAACATTAAAAGATGCAATACATTTATATGATGCGTTTATACCTGCATTTACTTTTAATACCTCTGATATAGAAATAAAAGCAATTGATAATAGAAGATACACCATGAGAGATATTGGTGGTCTACATAAGAGAATAGAAAGTGTTGAATTCTACACTCAATTAAACTTGTTAGAACAAGACGCCAAATCTTTACAGATACAAGACGCTGATGGATTTGATAGATTTAAAAATGGTTTCATTGTAGATAACTTTACTGGTCATGGCATTGGAGATGTTTCTGATAATGATTATTCTATATCTATGGATATGGCTGCAGGAGAATTAAGACCTTCTCACCATATGGATAATAGTAATCTAATAGAAGCAGATTCTTCATTAGAAAATAGTACTGCAATGACAGATGCTATTAGAACAACAAACGGTTATCAAAAAACTGGTGACTTAATTACTTTACCTTATACTGAAATAACAGAAATAGAACAACAATATGCTAGTACAGTTGTCAACTTAAATCCATATGATGTTATATCATTTACTGGACAAGTTGTTTTAACACCCGACCAAGATGATTGGATGGAAACAGAAACACTTCCTGAAATGACAATTGAAATTCCTAGTATATTTGACACATTGACAGATACGGCTGGGGAAGCTGTACGAGAATTAAATTTAGGTACTGTATGGAATGAATGGAACAATAACTGGACAAGTGTTGATGTTGCTGGTACCGAATCAACATCATCTCGTTGGGAAAGAGGAAGAGGTCGTAGACGTGTAGATACAACAACTGTCAGAACACAAGAAGTTAATAATAGAACAAGAACAGGTATAAGAACATCTTTAATTCCTGGTGGATTAAGAAATACAAATATTGGTAATAGAGTAGTACAAGTTGCCTTTGCAACATTTATAAGAGCGAAAGATATTTCATTTACTGCGAAAGGTATGAAACCTGATACTAGAATTTATCCTTTCTTTGATGGTGTAGATATATCTGCATATGTAACACCAACAGGCTCAACAGCAGGTGCAGCTTTAACAACTAACGCTGTTGGTACTGCCACAGGTGTATTTGCTTTACCAACATCAACAGTTGACGCAAATCCAAGATGGAGAGTAGGTACAAGAACATTTAGATTAACTTCAAGTTCAACAAATTCAAAAGTAGAAGGACTTGTAACTACATCAGCTGAATCAGACTACACGGCAAAAGGTTTAGTTCAAACAGTTCAAGGAACAGTAATATCAACAAGAGAAGCACAAGTACAAAGAGTAACTGCTACAGACACAGACCAAATAACAGGTGCAATTGGTACAAGGGTAGTGAGAGAAACACGTGGCGGTTGGTCCGACCCAGTTTGTCAATCATTCTTAGTTGACCAAGTAGACGGCATATATGTAACTAGTATTGAAGTTTTCTTTGCAAGTAAATCAAGTACAATACCTGTAACGACTCAAATTAGAACAATGGTAAATGGTTATCCAACAACAACAGTTGTACCATTTGCTGAGGTAACTGTTGATGCCGCTGACATTAGTACATCAACTGATGCTTCTACGGCCACAAAATTTACTTTCCCTAGTCCTGTATTCTTACAAAATGGTATTGAATACGCTTTCTGTGTATTATCAAATACAGACGAATACACAATGTACACTTCAAGACTAGGACAAACAACTCTAGATGGTGCAAGATTAATTTCACAACAACCATATCTTGGAAGTATGTTTAAATCACAAAATGCTTCTACATGGACTGCTGACCAAAACGAAGATGTTAAATTTAAAATTAATCGTGCTTCATTTACAACAAACACTTCTGGTACTGTTCATCTTGTTAATGATGAATTACCAACTAAAACATTAAGACTAAATCCTATAACAACAATTACAGGTACTTTAAATGAAGGATTAGATGATAGTGAAACTGAAATTGATGTAGTTAGTACAAAACAATTTCCTACTTCAGGAACAATATTGATTGATTCTGAACAAATGACATATACAGGAAAAACTGCAACTTCATTGACCGGCGTCACTCGTGGTGCAAATTCTACAACAGAGGCCACTCATACTAGTGGTGCAACAATAGGCACTACTGCATTAAGAGTAACTCATAGAAATCATGGTATGCATGGCACATCAAACAATGTAACAATTGCTGGTATCGCTTCTGGTACTTACAATGGTGTTGCTTCAACAAATATTAATGGCACATATACATCTATCTCAGATATTAAAATGCATAGTTATGTAATTACAGCACAGAACTCTGATTTTGCTACTGCATTAGGTGATGTTGGTGGTGCTACTGTTACTGCAACAAGAAACATTTTATATGATGTAATTCAACCAGTTGCAGGTGTTATTCAACCACCAAATACAACGATTGGTGCTACATTAAGAGCAACAACTGGTAAAACACTAGAAGGAACTGAAACAGAATTTACTTTAACAACTGCTTCTGATAAAGTGGCAGTAGAATTAAATGAAGATTATTACTTTACAGGACCTAAACTTGTTGCTTCTGCAATCAATGAAACTAACGAGATGTCTGGTGGTAAATCTTTAAATTTAGATATTACGATAGACTCAACTGCTGAAAATTTATCACCTGTAGTTGATACAACTAGATTAAGTACTCACTTAATACGAAATCATTTATATAATCCTGTTGAAGGAACTACACCAGATTTTGTTGCTGATACTGCAAAAAGTGGCGGTAGTTCTTCTGCAAAATATGTAACAAGACCAGTTAAATTAATTAATGACTCAACTGCATTAGATATTCGATTATCTGCTTATGTTCCTTCAACTTCTGAAGTTGAAATGTATTTTAGAACAAGTGCAGCTGATGACGCTAGAAACATAAAAGAATTAGTCTGGACACCATTTAATGATGATGGTTCTCCTGATACGGCTGTTACACCAACAGACGACAATAGTACATTTAAAGAACATCAATATAGTGTGAGTGATTTACCTACGTTTACATCTTTCCAATTAAAAATAGTTCTAAAGGGTACAGTTAGTTCTTACCCACCTAGAGTGAAAGATTTACGAGGAATTGCTCTGGCAGTTTAATTTTATGAGTAGAGATATCGCAAAGGTCGAAGGCCACACAAACTTAGTTAGAGATTTAAAATCTCAAGCAATCATTAATACTGATTCAGATGCCTATGCAAAGTATATGGCAAGAAAAGCAAAACAAAAAGAAAAAGATGATGAAGTAAGAGAAATAGTTCGTGAAGTAAATGAATTAAGAAATGAAATGAGAGAAATAAAAAACTTACTAGTGGGTATGTCAAATGGCAGATAGAAATATATCAGCGGGTGATACATTAAATAAATTTAGATTTGAATTTAATGGTACTGCTGAAGACATAGGAGATATTTCAGGTATTACAGATGCAAGTGGTATTATTGCAAGTGCAACAGATGTTGTCGAAGCAATTGTATTATTGAATCCTGACTTAACAACTATATCAACTGACTCTCACATTTTTAGTGGTGACGGTTTAATTTTTGAAGGTGCTACAGATGATGCATTTGAAACATCTCTTGTTGTAACTGACCCAACAGCAGATAGAACATTTACTTTACCAGACGCTAGTGGTGAAATGGCAGTAATAACTGCGTCACAAACATATACAAATAAAACAATAACAACACCTACAATAACAAGTGCTGTTTTAAATACAGGTGCAAGTGGTAGTGCCGTATTAGACGAAGATAATTTTGCATCTAATTCTGCTACAAAGGCTGCAACACAACAAAGTATTAAGGCATACGTTGATACTAATTTAACTGCCCAAGATTTAGATATTGCACCAGATAGTGGTACAGAACAAAGTATAGATTTAGATAGTGAAACATTAACACTTGCAGGTGGTACAGGAATAGATTCAAGTGCTACAAGTAATACAGCAACTTTTGCTATTGATTCAACTGTAACAACTTTAACAGGAACACAAACACTAACAAATAAAACTTTAACAACTCCCACATTAACTAGTGCTGTTTTAAATACAGCAATAAGTGGAACTGCTTTTCTTGATGAAGATGATTTAGATTCTAATAGTGCAACAAAATTGGCTTCACAACAAAGTATTAAGGCGTATGTTGATGCTCAGACAACTGCTCAAGATTTAGATTTTGCAGCCGATAGTGGTGGGGCATTAAATATTGATTTAGATAGTGAAACATTAACTGTTTCAGGAGGCACAGGACTAGATTCAAGTGCTACAGGTAATACGTTGACAGTTGCCGTTGATTCGACTATTGCAATAACGACAGCGTCACAAACATTAACAAATAAAACATTTACAGAACCAGTCGTTAGTGCGTTCACATTATCATCTGGTACTGTAAGTGGATTAAACGTAGGTGAAAGAATTATAATTGAAGGTTCTACATCAAATGATTTTGAGACAACTTTAGATTGTGAAGAACCTACACAAGACAATGTAATCACAATACCAAATACAGATATGACATTAGCAACAACAGCAACCCATGTAACTAAGGGTAAGTCAACTTCATTTGCGATAGCATTAGGATAGGATAAATAGTAGTATGGCAGATAGAACCGTAGCAGTAACAGATACACTAGAAACTTTTAGACAGACTTATAATCTGACAGCGGCTGATGTTGGAGATATTTCGAGCCTAACAAGTGCAAGTGGCACAATTGCTTCATCTACAGATATTGTAGAAGCTGTCGTTGCAATGAATACAGAAATTGCTGCTCTGAAAGCAGGTACTTCAATATTCGAAACTAAAATAGTTTTTGAAGGCGATACAGATGATGCACACGAAACAACAATACAAGTATCTGACCCAACTGCTGATAGAACAATTACTTTTCCAGATGCGTCTGGTACTGTTTCTGTAGTAGATGCAACTGAAACGCTTACAAATAAAACTTTAACTGCACCAGTTATTACAAGTGGTGTTTTTAATACTGCTTTTTCAGGAACTGCATTTTTAGATGAAGACGGTATGGATTCTAATAGTGCAACAAAGTTAGCATCTCAACAATCAATCAAAGCATATGTTGATGCTCAAATTACTGCTCAAGATTTAGATGTAACTTCAGATAGTGGCACGATTGCAATTGACCTTGATAGTGAAACATTGACGATTGCTGGTGGAACAGGATTAGATAGTTCAGGTTCAGGCAACACAATAACACTTGCAATTGATTCAACCATAACAACTCTAACAGGTTCTCAAACATTAACGAATAAAACTTTAACAAGTCCTGTAATTAATAGTGGTGTTTTAAATACTGCTCTTTCAGGAACTGCCTTTCTTGATGAAGATAATATGGCATCTAATTCTGCCACAAAAGCTGCTTCGCAACAAAGTATTAAGGCATATGTTGATGCAACTATAACTGCTCAAGATTTAGACATTACAACTGATAGTGGAACTATTGCGATTGATTTAGATAGTGAGACACTAACCGTTGCTGGTGGTACTGGTATTGACAGTTCAGGCTCAAGTAATACAGTAACACTTGCACTTGATAGTACAGTTGTAACATTAACAGGAACACAGACTTTGACAAATAAAACTTTGACAAGTCCAACTTTAAACTCACCTACTATTACAAATTTAACTGCGACTAACTTGTCTTTAACAGACTCAAGTATCGTATTTGAAGGTGCAACTGCTGACGCACATGAGACTACATTAACAGTTGTAGACCCAACAGCAGATAGAACTGTTACAATACCAAATGAGACAGGAACACTAATCACTACGACAGGTGCGGCCACAAATGCTTTTGCTATTGCTCAGGCAATTGCACTAGGTTAATTGTATAAATAGTAGTAAGAATAACAGATTAATTATGAAATATAGTATAAATATAGGAAAAGGGAAAAAACATGGCTAACGATTTTAAAAGATTCTGTACACCAGACATAAGTCACACCAGTAATACAACGATTTACGCTGTACCTGCAGGATCATCTAGTTCTGCTTTAGAATCAATCGTTATCGGTCTTACTTGTGCGAATAAAACAACCAGCGATAAGACCATCAGTATTTTTTTAGATAATGAAGATGGTTCAAATGATGTATTTATTGTAAAAAATGCTACTATTCCTGCAGGCTCTTCTTTAGAAGTAATGTCAGGAAATAAATTAGTATTACAAAACGATGGTTCAAACGGAGACAATTTAGAAGCTCTTGCTAGTGCTGCCAGTTCAGTAGATATTACTGTATCAGTTCTAGAAGATGTATAAGGAATAATTAATGGCATATATCGAAAAAAACTTAATTGGTAAAAATCTTTTAGATTTAGACGGCGCAGAATTAATTTTAGATGCTGACCGTGATACGACAATAACAGCGGACACAGATGACCAGATTGATATTAAGATTTCGGATGCCGATGACTTTCAATTCACAGCAAATACATTTAGTGTATTAACAGGAAGTAGTCAAAAATTTGCTGATAGTGCAAAGGGACTATTTGGTACTGGTGATGATTTAGAAATCTATCACGATGGCACTAATTCATATGTTGCAAACAAAACAGGTGCTTTAAAAATTGCAACTGAAACCTCTGGTATCGTTGTAACAATCGGACATACTACAAGTGAAACAACAATCGCTGATAACTTAACAGTTACAGGTAATGCAAGTATTGGTGGAAACTTAGATGTAACAGGTAGTTTCGATATGAGTGATGCTGACATTACAAATATTGGAAGTATTGCACTTGACTCCATTACAAACGATGGCACAGATATTACACTAGACTCATCAAACGATATCGTTATAGATGCTGCTGGTGGTAACGTAGAATTCAAAGACGCTGGTACTTTACAACTTACTCTAGACATGGACGGCACTTCAGGTGCTCAAGTTATTCAACTCGGTGTCGACTCAGACGACTTAGTATTTAATCAGTATGACGGTAACGAAGTAATGAGAATTGCTGATGATAGGGCAGTTTACTTCTTTGATAAAGGTGGAGAGAAAATATCTTCAGACGGAACAGATTTAACTATCAATGCTGGTGCTGACCTTAATCTAACAGCAGTAACAGATATTAACATACCTGCAAATGTTGGATTAACATTCGGTAATGATGCTGAGAAAATTGAAGGCGACGGAACAGATTTAACTATCTCAGGTAATAATATTAATCTTACTGCTACAGCAGATGTTGTAGTTCCTGCAGATGTAGGTATAACATTTGGTACTGGTGAAAAGATTGAAGGCGATAATACAGATTTAACAGTAACATCTGGTGGCAAAATTAACTTAACTGCTACAAGTGATGTTGTAGTTCCTGCAAACGTAGGAGTTACTTTCGGTACTGGCGAGAAAATAGAAGGCGACAACACAGATTTAACAATAACATCAGGCGCTAAAATCAACTTAACTGCTACAAGTGACGTACACTTACCTAACAATGTAGGAATGGTGTTCGGTGATTCAGCAGAAAAAATTGAAGGAGATGGTACAGATTTAACTATCTCTGGTAACAATATTAAATTAACAGCGGCTACAGATGTTATTATTCCTACAAACGTAGGTTTACACTTTACAGATGCAAACGAAAAAATTGAATCAGATGGTTCAAAACTTACACTTACATCTGGAGGCACATCATTTGCTCTACCATCTTCAGACGGAAGTAGTGGAGAGGCATTAGTAACAAATGGTTCTGGTGTATTATCCTTTGCGGCTGCAGGCTCAAGTAATCCTTCAAGTGCTGACGGAGAAGCTTTAGGTTCTGCTTCATTAGAGTGGTCAGATTTATTCTTGGCAGATGGCGGTACAATTCAATTTGGTAATGACCAAGAAATTAGATTAATTCATACTGCTGACACAGGACTAATATTAAAACATACTGCTACGGCAGACGATAAACCAGTTTCATTAACATTACAAACAGGCGAAACAGATATCGCTGCTAATGATGTTATTGGTAAAATAGATTTTCAGGCACCAGATGAGGGAACAGGTACAGATGCGATACTTGTTGCTGCTGGTATTGAGGCTGTCTCAGAAGGAGACTTTAGTTCTTCTAGTAATGCAACAAAATTAAGTTTCAAAACAGGCGTTTCAGAAGCAGCTTCAGAAAAAATGTCATTAAGTTCTGCTGGTCTTTTAACTATTGCAGATGATTTAGTAATTAAAGATGGCGGTACAATAGGTGTTGCTTCAGATGCAGATGCTATGACAATTGCTTCAAACGGTGTAGTTACATTTAGTCAAGTACCTTTACTACCAAACGATACAGTCGCAACAGCAGACATTCAGGCAGACGCAATCACAGGTGCTAAAATTGCTGATGATGCAATCAATAGTGAACATTATACAGACGGTAGTATTGATACTGCCCACATAGGAGACAACCAAGTTACATTGGCTAAAATTTCTGCTAGTGGTACAAGAAATAGTACTACATTTTTAAGAGGCGACGGAACATTCAATGCCGTTTCCGGTTTTGCTTCATCTGGTCACAACCACGACTGTGCGTGTAACTGTAACTGTTAAAAGGATAAACAATGAATTTAAGAAAAAATACACAAACTGAACCGGCATATAAAGACCAAACAGTAACACTAAAAGATAAAGGTAGTGACGAATTTGAAATTACAATAGGTTCAAATACATATGAGTTTGATAAAGACCTTATTTTAGCAGACCATAAATCAAAAGAAACTATTAGTACACATCATGCTATTTCTGTATTGTCAGTTCATGACGACAATTATGGTGCAGCTGGTACATTAAAAGCTACAAACTTTTTTAAACATACACAACACAACAAGTCAAGTGTAGGGTCACTTAGAAATTTAATGAACATTAAACCTATAGTGTTTGTGTTTATACCTTATGTTGATAGTTCAACAGATGATTGGACATTAGTAGTAAACTCAAGTATTGCTACAAATGAAGGTAGTGCTCTTGCTACATTTAATGTAGATAATAATAGGTCGATTGGTGCTGCTGCCGGCGACTTACTACCAAGTATTTCAATGTCTAAAGACGGAACAGATATTTCAGCTACAATCGACCCTGTCAAAGAAGACGTAGAGATTTACTTTGAAACTACAGGCGGATATCTAAATAAAAATAGAGTCAAAACAAATTCAAGTGGTGTCGCTACAACTACAGTAGTTGGTGCTTCCGCAGGTAAAGTAAAAGCAGGTTTCAAATATTTCTCAGGCAAAGCAGAAATAACTATATAAAATATCCATATAAATAGTTATATTATCATCATGATATAATATTATGAAAAGGAGTGTATTTAATGATTGGATACAAAAAATGCCCTCATGTAAATGAGCAACAATCCCCAAATGAATTAAGAATCAATCATACTCCAGAAGGCCTGGAATATGACTTACAACTAATGGGTAGTAAAGACTCCCTCGTTACATACAGACGTGAAATGCGTATGGACCAAAGAGACCACTATCAAGGTTACTTGTCTCGAGCTGACTTAAACAGAGACACATCTTCTAATAAACAGATAAATCAACCACACGCAATTATCGCTGTAGGTTTTAGATTACATGAAAAAGTTAGAGTATACGATTTCTTCAGACACACTAGTGAATCTAAATCAACTACAGGACATGTTGTAGCATCAATGTTAGGTATACAACAAGGTTTCTCTTTTGCTAGACCTTGGGCAGACTCACCCATTGACGATTGGATTGTATTTCTACCTGCTTCTAAAATTATAATTAATGGTGTTGAACAAGGTGATAAAATGATAGAAACTATTAATGGTAACGGATTAGATGATATTATTCCTATGATGCCAACGATTCAATTAAGTATGGATAATGAAGATAATATTACAGCACAATTATTAGAAGCTGATGGTACAAATGCTCTTAAAGAAAATGTAGAAATATTTTTAGAAACAACAACAGGTGTGTTGCGTGAAAATAGAATTTATACAAACAATGTAGGTAAAGCAAGTACTAAGATTTTATTTAAAGGTAGAGGCAAAGTTAAAGCAGGTTTTAAACATTTTACAGGAAAGGTAGAATATGAAATTAGATAATGAAAATATAAAACTACAGTCTTTCTGGGCAACAAACGTTATTATGGAAGGCGTTGACATAACTGATGAAGATAATCAAGAGTTAATTAGAATTGGTAAAGAACACTCAAAAGTATTTAAACATGTTCCAGATATTCAAGACCCTAATCGTCAAGGTTATAATTTATTCAATGTTGACCATCCTGCTATAGATAAACTTGCAGCTCTTATAAAATCTCGTGTAAGATTATTAATGGAAGCAGATGGTTTTATTGAACCTGAAAAATATGACATTGAAGCAGTAGCCGCATATCGAGAACACGAACATGGTGACAGAAGTAAAACACACAATCACAGAGGTTGTGATTATGTGGCAGTATATTATGCAGATTTGGATCCTATGGAAGGTCTAGGTGATAATTTTAAACAACCTAAAGGTAGATTTATTTTTACTGACCCTATATCACAAAGGTCAAGAGCAATGAACCACACACAAAACGTAGACGTAGTAGTTTATCCTAAAATGCTTGTCATGCACCCTGCATATTTGTATCATTTTAGTGAACCTTATTTAGGCAAAAAAACTAGGTCTTTCTTTACTGTTGTTTGCAGAGTAGCAGAACCTATACAAGCACCGTTTTACAAAAAACTATGATATATCAAGCATGGGTAAATAATATTATGGTCGAAGAAGACCTGTTGACCAGTGAAGATAATCTTCAGTTATTAAAAGCGGTTGAGCCAGAGATTGATAAATTTAATGGTACTCCTGAAATTTTTAACAAAGAGATTAAAGTACCAAATCTATTTGCTTTAGACACACCAATAATAAAATTGTTTAAAGAAAGAATTAAAGTAAAACTGTATGAGATGTTATATGCAGAAAAATTTATAGACCCACATGAATTAGAAATACAGGTAACTGCATTCCCTAGAAGATTTGTCAAAGGTAATCGGGCACGACCTCATACTCATAGAGGTATTGATTATACTGGAGTTTACTATATAGATTTAGATAATGTAGAAAGTAATGACCCAACGTGTGATAATGATGATGGTAGGTTTTTATTAATTGACCCAATAGCACAACGCTCAAGAGGTCTAAATCATGATATGTTAATTCAATTACAACCTAAACCTAAAATGTTAATCATACATCCATCATATCTATTTCATGAATCTGAGATGTATAAAGGAAAAAGAGATAGAATATTTATTGTTATAAACGCCAAAGTTAAGGACAGACAACAAGCAGACTCTTTTATTACAATATGATTATAGATAATTTTTTAAAAGATGAAGATTGGGATTACTGTTACGAATTTTTTAAAAAAGGTTATTGGCAGTTTCCAAATTTAAGTAACATAACAGGCAATCAAGGTTGGCGTATTTTTAATCCTGATGTAGAAAAGGCAATAGGAGAAAAATTGTATAACAGATTTACAACTTGTAATTCACTAGACCATCAACAAATAAAAACACCTTATGCTGTACAACGAGTAGGCATCAATGGTGCAACTGCATTGAACGAGTCACATTTACATCAAGACGGCACACCAAAAGACCTTAGTCTTATCTGGTTTGGTTCTAAAGAATGGAAAAATGATTGGGCAGGTGCATTACAAATACATCAAGATGACCAAATTCATAGAGTGCCATATGTACCAAATAGGGCTGTTCTTTTTAATTCTAATCTGTTTCATATGCCTGAGACACCTAGTGAAAAAAATAAACTCAGAATAAGTGTAGGGTTACATTTAACTCCTGCATCTAAATGGGAATATATTTACAAACCAAGGGTACAAAAGTAATGCCTAAATTTACATTAACTTGTCATAACTTTGAGACACAACATAAAAGACAAATGGTATACGATACCGATGTAAGTACGTTACATTGGAAAGATACAGGACTGCCAGTGATAAGAGGTGCAGAAGTACAAGACCCAAATAACGTTAAAGTTGCAGAAATGGAAAAAGGAAAAGGTGAACTAGAAAAAATTAAAATACAATTAGGTTTATCTTGTAACTATTCTTGTTCATACTGTAGTCAAAGATTTGTTCCTAGAGCAAAAGCAACTAATTACAAACAAGTAGATGACTTTGTTAGTAACATGGACAACTGGTATCATGGTGACGGCAAACCAAGATTTGAATTTTGGGGAGGAGAACCTTTAGTTTATTGGAAAACTTTGAAACCATTAGCTATTGCATTAAAGAAAAAATATCCTGATTGTACAATGAGTATGGTTACTAATGGTAGTTTATTAGATAAAGAAAAGAATGATTTTTTAGAAGAGTATGGTTTTTCTATAGGAATGTCACATGATGCTGTAGGTCAACATATTCGTGGTCCTGACCCTTTGAGTGACCCTAAATCAAAAGTAGGTATTATAGATTTATTTAAAAGATTAGCACCTAAAGGTAGAATGTCTTTTAATTCAATGATACATGCCGATAATATAAGTCGTGCAACTGTTCAAAAATGGTTTGAAAACTTTGTAGAAAAAGAAATTGGTAAAGAATATTTACAATATTTAGAACTTGGTGAAGGTGGATTTATTGATGCATATGATGACGGAGGTCTTGATACTTCTTTACTAGATGGTGAAAAAGATATTGATTACAGAATCAAAGCGGTTGCTGAATTAAGAGAAAACACAGCGTCAAGATTTGGTTTAGTTGACAAAAAAGCCAGAGACTTTATTAAAAGTCTACAGATAGGAAGACGTGTAGAAACATTACCTCAAAAATGCGGAATGAGTGAAAGAAAAAATATGGCTGTAGATTTAAATGGAAATGTTTTGACTTGTCAAAATGTAAGTCCTGTATCAACTAATCCTGCAGGCATTTCACATCATATTGGTCATGTAAATGATTTAGAGAAAGTAAAAATAAAAACAGGCACACATTGGAGTGACCGACCAGACTGTCCTAAATGTCCTGTAATACATCTATGTAAAGGTTCTTGTTTATTTTTAACAGGTGAACTTTGGGAAGCATCTTGTAATAATGCATATAGTGATAACGTAATTATGTTTTGTCATGTTATAGATAGTATCTCAGGTTATTTTCCAATATATATTGAAGGTAATTTTAGAGAAGACCGTAAAGATATATTTTGGGCAGTTAATGGTAAACCTAAGAAAACACGAAAAGCAAGAAAAATAGGTGAGTTAAAACCTCAACCAATTACTATAGTTCGAAGAAAATCAGATGCACAGGTTAAAAATGTCTAAAATTAGGGGGTACTATCATATGCAGGCAGCCTCTAACGCCGCCTAGCGGGCGGCTATGAGACGGCAAATCCCGTTAATTTTGTTTAGCTTTCTCTTTTCTTGGATTATAAATAGTATTATAAGAAAAACAGGAATGATTAATGGCAACAATACAGAATATTACTATCGACCAAGATTGCGATTATACTGAAACATTAACAGTAAAAGACTCAACAGGAACAGTAGTCGATTTATCAAGCGAAACGATAACTGCTACTATGAGAAAAACACATCTTGCTAGTTCATCGACCTCGTTTACAACAGCAAAGGTAAGTGCAACTGACGGTACTTGTTCTATTGCATTAACTGATACTGTAACAGGTGCTCTTTCAGAAGGTAGATATGTTTGGGATTTGACAACAACTGATAGTTCAGGACTTATCACTCGAAGAATAGAGGGACGTGCAACGGTAACACCAAGCGTAAGTAGATAATTATGATAGATATTGATCCAGATATAGAAAAACAAATTTCACTCTTACAAGAAAAAAAATTAAATTCTAAAATCAAAGAAGATATAAAGAAGGTTGTTAAGGTCGCAGAACAACCAGAAGAGAAATTAGAAGACTTTTTCTCTGTAATCGCTGATGCGAAAAAACAAAAACAAGAAGTGATTGCTAAGTCAGAAAAGAAAATATCTGATTTAGAAGAATTGTTTTCTTCTCTAAAGAAAGAGAAAAAGAAAACAAAACCAAAAAAGAAAAAAGAATTATTACTAGAACCTGAAAAAGAAATAAAAGAAGAAAAACCAGTTGTTGAAATTGAAATTTCTGAAGATGACAATACAGATGATATAATTAAACAGACAACTAAAAAACTTTCTGAAATGAAAGTTGCAAATGAACTAGAAAAAGAAAAATTAAAAAGTCTAGAGAATATAACCTCTTTAGATGATATGAAAAAAGAGTTTGTTCAGTTTAAAGATATTGTAACTAAACAAATGTCCACAATAGGTGGTGGCGGTGAAGTTAATTTAACAAAGTTAGATGATGTAGACATAAGTTCTATTGGTGATGGCAAGGTATTAAAGTATCAAGCATCAACAGGTAAAATAGTTTTTGGAACAACATCTTCATCATTGGCTGCATTAACTGATATTGATACTGATACTGCTCTCGTAGATAAAAGAGTTTTACAATTTGACTCAGCAACTAATAAGTTTGTAGGTACAGTTTTAGAAACTGAAGATTTAGTTTTAAATGCTACAGACTCAAGTGGTTCAAATGCTGGTGATAGAGTAATTTTAGATGGCACAGATTCAAGTGGTTCAAATGCTGGTGACGGTTTAGATTTACAAGATGGTACTTTTGGGGCACCAGTAGATTTAAGTAGAATTGACCAAGACATTGTACCAGACGTAACTAATTTAAGAAATTTAGGTAGTTCAACAAAAAGATTTAATGATTTATTTCTTGCTGGTGATACAATTGACCTTGCAGGTGCAACAATAAGTTCTGATGGTACAGGTGCAATTGCAATATCAGCAACAGGTGCAACATTACCTGCAGGCACAAAATCAGGTGATAACGAATTAGCAATTTTGGCTACTGGTACTGGTGCAGCTGGGGGACAACCTACCAGGGTAATACCTTTTTTTACTGCTTCAGCAGGACTAGATACGAAGAATACAGACTTTGAGTTTAACGCTTCGATTGATACTCGAACAACGTTTACAGGAACAAAAACATTTACATTGGCAAATGGGAACGCACTAGCTGATAGTGACACTACCATTTTTCAATTTTAGGAATAAATAATGGCAAATAAAACACCAATTAGAGCAGTATTTAATGACGCTGGTACTGCAACAGGTCTTTCTGAGTTTCAGACAGGCGATACAGTAGGATTAACACATGGTGGTCTTGGGGCTTCATTATCAATAGGTTCTGCTGGTCAAGTATTAAAAGTTAATTCAGGTGCGAGTGCATTAGAATTTGGTAGTGTAGAAGCAGTTTTAAATATTGACGGAATGACCGATGGGTCAAGTATAACAATTGCTGATACTGATAAGTTTGCTATATCAGATGGTGGTACAGAAAAGTTTGTAACCGCAACTCAAATATCAGACTATGTTAATGCAGAATTAGGATTAGACATTGATTCATATTCTGATGGTACAGGAATTACTTTAGCTGCTACAGATAAATTTGTAGTATCAGATGGTGGTACAGAAAAGAAACTTAATGCTTCACAGATAGATACTTTTGTTTCTGGAACATCTTCAACACTCACAAATAAAACTTTAACTGCTCCAACAATTAATGGTGTTGTTGGGGGAACAGCAACTTCACAAACAATTACTACACTAACAACAAGTACGATTGCTAATGGTGGTAGTAATGCTATAACATTAAGTGGTGCAAATGTTACTATTGCAGGTAACTTATCTGTTTCAGGTTCAACAACAACAGTCGATTCTACAACTGTTAGTATTCAAAATGCTTTTGTATTTGAAGGTGCAACAGCAGATGCTCATGAAACAACATTAACAACAGTTGACCCAACAGCAGATAGAACAATATCTTTACCTAACGTTTCAGGAACATTACCAGTTCTTGCAGCTGCATCAACAACACAAATTACATCAACACCAGAAGAATTAAATATTTTAGATGGTGTTACTTCAACTGCGGCTGAGTTAAATATATTAGACGGTGTAACATCTACTGCTACTGAATTAAATATAATAGATGGTGACACATCAGCAGGAACAACTGCTTTTGCAAGTGGTGATGGTTTAGTGACTAACGATAATGGTACAATGCGTCAAACAACAGTTGCTACATTAGATACTTTTCTTGCTGCTACAACAAAAACTTTAACAAATAAAAGTATTGATAGTGATAATAACACAATTACAAATATTGTCAATGCAGATATCAAATCATCAGCTGCAATTGCATTTAGTAAGATGGCAGACTTAACTACTGGTAGAGCATTAGTCTCAGACGGTAGTGGTGACGTATCTGTAAGTGCTGTAACGTCAACTGAAATAGGTCATTTAGACGGAGTTTCAAGTAATATTCAAACACAACTAGACGCAAAAACAACACAGGCGTTCGCTATCGCAATTGCAATGGCATTGTAATAAGTATAAATAGTTATAAAGGAAGAATAATATATGGCAGTCCCAACTACAAAGGCAACATTTAAAGAATACTGTTTAAGAGCATTAGGTAAGCCTGTAATTGATATAAATGTTGATGACGACCAAGTAGATGACAGAATAGATGAAGCAGTTCAATATTTTGCTCAATATCATGTTGATGGTGTTGAGAGAATGTATTTAAAATATAAAGTAACTCAAGCCGATATTACAAGAATGACAACTAATGCTTCAGAGTCAATTACAGATAATTCTGTTACAACTACTTATGAAAGAGCAGATAATTTTATTGTAGTTCCTTCAAGTGTAATTTCTGTTGTCAATGTATTTCCTTTATCAGACAGAGCAAACTTAAACATGTTTGATGTTAGATATCAATTAAGATTAAATGACTTGTATGATTTTTCATCTACAAGTATCGTACATTATCAAATGACAATGCAACATCTTGATTTTCTTGACCACGTTTTAGTGGGAGAAAAACCAATGAGATTTAATCATTTATCAAACAGATTGTTTATTGATATGGATTGGGGAGTAGATATAAAGGCAGATGAATATTTAATTATAGAAGTTTTTCGTAAATTAGACCCTGATACTCATACCGATATATATGATGACATATATTTAAAAAGATATGCTACAACACTAATTAAAAAACAATGGGGACAAAATCTTTCAAAATTTTCAGGCACCGCTATGTTAGGTGGGGTTACTTTAAATGGGCCTGAATTATTCTCTACAGCAATTCAAGAACAAAGACAGTTAGAGGAAGAAATCAGATTAAATTATGAAGAACCCGCTCATATGCAACAAGGATAACTAAATGCCAACGAATGTCTATTTCGACACAGGCACAACATCTGAGCAGAGACTATACGAAGATTTAATTATAGAACAGCTCAAGATTTACGGCCAAGATGTTTACTACTTACCAAGAAAGATTGCTAACAAAGACGTAATCTTTGGTGAGGATCCTGCGAGCTCATTTGATGATTCATATATCATTGAAATGTATGTAGATAATACTGATGGATATATGGGCGAACAAGAGATTATTAAAAAGTTTGGTCTAGAATTAAGAGATGATATTGTATTTACTTTATCTAAATTGAGATGGGAAACTCTAGTAGGTAATAATTCAGATTTAGTTGCTGATAGACCACAAGAAGGTGACTTAGTTTACTTCCCAACTACAAACGCATTTTTTGAAATACAGTTTGTTGAACACGAACAACCATTCTATCAACAAAGTTCTTTACCTACTTACAAGTTATCTTGTACTAGATTTGAATATAGTTCAGAAAGACTTGATACTGGTATTTCTACAATTGATAGTGTTGAAGATAGTCTATCAACTGATTCAATGAATTTTCAATTTACTTTAGAAAACGAAGACGGTTCATTTGTATTAGAAAGTAGTATTGGTAAAATAGATTACATAATAAATGAGAGTTTCACAATGGCAACTCAACAACCTACTGACCAAGGACAGGCATTTGAAACGGCTGCAGGAACAAATACATCTTCAACTGCTGATGATATATTAGACTTCAGCGAAAGAAACCCATTCGGAGAGGTTGACGAATACTAATGTTTGGAGAACACTTCTATCACAAAAAAATTCGTAATACTGTTATTGCGTTCGGTACAATATTTAATAATGTAAATATTAAGAGATTAGATTCTAGCGGGAATCCACTACAAAATATAAAAGTGCCTTTATCTTATTCACCTAAGGAAAAGTTTCTTGCAAGATTAGACGCACAGCAAGACTTAACAGGTGATGATTCTAAAGTGGCAATCACTCTACCTCGAATGTCATTTGAAATCACTGGATATTCATATGACGCTACTAGAAAATTAAATAAGAATCAAAAGATAACAAAAGTTACAACAAACGCCGATACAACTAAAATGAATAATCAGTATATGCCTGTGCCATATAATGTGAACTTTCAGTTAAATGTTTTTACTGCAAATTCAGATGATGGATTACAAATCATAGAACAAATATTACCTTACTTTCAACCAGATTATACTGTTACTATGATTGAAGATAGAACTATGGATACAAAAAGAGATATACCGTTTATTTTAAATAGTGTAGATTATTCAGATGACTACTCAGGATCACTAACTAGTTTAAGAAGAATAATTTATACTTTAAGTTTTACTGCAAAAGTATATCTATATGGACCAATCAGCACTAACGCAATAATCAAAAAGGTATCTGCTGATCTATATTCTGATACAGGTAGTAATGCACCAAGAGTAGAGAGAGTTACAGTGCAACCAAACCCTACATCTGCTGATAAAGATGACGCTTACACTTATACGACTACATTAGAATTTTTTACAGACACTTTAGATTATGATGAGACAACTGGTGAAGATAAGACTTCTAGTCCTACTAAACCGTCATAGAAAGATTTAAATGAGCAAAATTGATGATAAACTAAATGAAGTATTAGGTATTGCTGAAGAACCAAACGAGTTAGAAGTTATACAAAAAGAAACAAAAGATTTAGTTGTACCACAAGATAAAGATCCAGAAATAGATTTTGAAACTGGTAGAAAAAATCTTTATAATTTAATTGACAAAGGTAATGAAGCAATTGATGGTATATTAAGTCTTGCAAAAGAGGGTGAACATCCTCGTGCTTATGAAGTTGCAGGACAACTAATTAAAACAGTAAGTGAAGTATCGCAAAATTTACTAGACTTGCAAGATAAGTTAAAGAAAGTAAAAGAAGTGCCAGATAAAGGACCTAAAAATGTAACTAACGCTTTATTTGTAGGATCTACGACTGAACTACAAAAAATGTTAAAGGAAAAGAAATGATATTTTTTAGACAAAAACTAGAAGAAGTAATTACATTACCACCTCCACCTAAAAAAGATATGCCTGAGGCAATACAGGTAAATGAAATAACAAGAGTGAGAACACCAGAACAGGTACAGTCTGTTAGAGATCACGATCAAGATCCTTATTTTGCTATTAAAAAAGTTATTAAAAAATATAAATTAGAATTTCATGAAAATGAACTTGAACAAATTTTAAAAGAATCTGTTCCGATAATTACACATTTTAAAGATTTCTTTAATCGAAAAAGACCTCATGTTGTTTTACCTGAAATTCAAACATTACCAAGTAAGACAAATAAAACACCTGCCTATCCTAGTGGTCATGCTTGTCAATCAGTTATTATTGCAAGATATGTGGCAGGTAAAGAACCAAGAGCAGAAAAAGAATTGATGAAAGCTGCTTATGAGTGTGGATATGGTAGAGTGGTTGCAGGTTTTCATTATATATCTGATTTTGATATAGGTAATTTACTTGGTGAAAAAATGTATGTGTTAATGAATAAAGCAGACTTTGGTCTTGAATTAGCTGAAGATAATGCAAGAGGCATAAGAATAAAATATAAAGACTTATCAAAATCACTAAAACAATTAGTTTAATCACATGGCAACAACAGATCAATATTTAGGTAATCCTAATTTAAAAAAAGCACATACACCTTCTCGTTTTACAAAAAAACAAATTCAAGAAGTTGTAAAGTGTTTAGAAAGTCCTAAATATTTTATAGAAAATTATTTAAAAATTGTCACCATTGATAAAGGTCTTGTACCTTTTGAGATGTATGACTTTCAGCGGAAGATGGTAGATACTTTCCACGACAATAGGTTTACAATATGTAAATTACCTAGACAGAGTGGAAAGTCAACTATCATAGTCTCTTACCTCTTACATTATGTCTTATTTAATGACAATGTGAATGTTGCGATACTGGCCAACAAATCATCTACTGCAAGAGATTTGTTAGGTCGTTTGCAATTGGCTTACGAACATCTACCCAAATGGATGCAACAAGGCGTTCTCAACTGGAACAAAGGTTCACTCGAACTAGAAAACGGAAGTAGGATTGTAGCGGCAAGTACCTCTTCTAGTGCTGTTCGAGGAAGTACCTTTAATATTATATTTCTAGACGAGTTCGCTTATGTGCCAAACAGTATTGCAGAGGAATTTTTTAGTTCAGTTTATCCTACAATATCTTCTGGTAAATCTTCTAAAGTAATGATCGTATCTACACCACATGGTATGAATATGTTTTACAAGATGTGGGTTGACGCAACAAATAAAAATAATAACTTTGTTCCTGTAGAGGTTCATTGGAGTGAAGTGCCAGGTCGTGATGAAAAG